GGCTAAATAAGAGGAGTATCATGCAAAAAGGTAATAGTAGTCCAATTGTACCGAAAAGTACGCCAGAAATCGTTATTATAGACAGTTCGATAGAATTGCCTGCTGGCTGGCTACGAGAATATACCGCTGACACACTCGACCAGGCTATTGCCGAGCATGATGCGAAGTACCCGCAGGCGCGGAAGGTTTATTGTCGCTTGAAAGTGTTCTACTTCGAGGAGGAATAATGAATAGTAACACAGAAGCTTTAGAAATGTTAAAATTAGTCCTATTGGTATTTATTTTGTGTTTAGTAGCTAGTACATTCTCGATAGTTTATGGAATCTACGAGATAGTAGACAATCAGTCTTGCATCTGTCCAGTTATCGAGCCAACACCAACCATTGACCCGGAACATCATTCAAGACCCGATGATAATTTCGAAGCCGAGTGGCTGGAGTTGCTGACAACATGAGAACCAGACCTACGCTTACTGATTACCTTGAACGAGTAGAGAAGCTGAAGGCAAGTGAGTTTGACCTTGCATCCTGGGCGAAGCTGATCAACCAGATGCGAATTGACGGGTACGGAATACATACCGAAGATTTGATTATCTATGTAAGGGAGCAACATGAAAGAACTACGCGTATTTCCTAGACGAACAAAGGCGACACCAGATGATGATGATGTTCGTATTGGTGAACCGGGATTATTTGACGAAGCAGACAACGTTCTTGTTAGTGCTACGTTTACATGGGATATACCACAGGCTGAACGACTAGCAGAATCGTGGATGAAAGTTGCTAGTGTTCAACTTGGAGGACCAGCCTTTGGTGATCCTGGTGGGGAGTTTGTTCCTGGGAGGTTTCTTAAGTGTGGGTACACAATAACCAGTAGGGGGTGTTGTAATAAATGCTGGTTTTGTTATGTTTGGAAACGGTCAGGGGCGTTGCGAGAGCTTGAAATAAAAGACGGTTGGATAATTCAAGACGATAATCTTCTTGCGTGTTCTGAAGAGCATATCAGGAATGTGTTTAGCATGCTAAAACGCCAAAAGAGAAAAGCCGTATTTTCTGGAGGATTGGAAGCGTTACAATTATCGGATTGGCATATAGACCTACTGGCAGACTTGCGCCCAGCACAAATGTTTTTCGCATACGATACACAGGATGATTATGAGCCTCTTGTAATCGCATCACAGAAGTTAAGAGAAGTTGGATTTACACGCAATCAATTATACGCATATTGCCTGATCGGATACCCGCGTGATAATTTTGATGCAGCGGAACATAGATTAAGGCAAGCGAAGGATTTGGGGATAACCCCTTTTGCTATGTTGTATAGAGGTAATGACGGCAAATACAATCCTGAATGGCGTAGGTTACAGCGCCAATGGTCAAGACCAGCTATAATATTTTCTAAACAGGGAGCAAAATGACCGAACAAACAACCCTGGAGGATAATCTAGACCTTGTCAAAGCCGTGCAGCTACTACCCGAACACCTGCGCGGCGCAGTCATTTTGTGGTCATTGGGATACACACAGGATGAAATAGCGAGACGAAGCGGGGTGCATCAAACAACCGTTATGCGCAGATTAGAAAATGCGTTCAATCTGCTAAAACACGCATAAAAAGCACATCATAAGACGCCTACTTAACAGAGGATATACATGAACAAAGTGTGCGTTTGCGGAAAAACAATACCAATTAAGAATGATTTATGCCGTGAGTGTTTATCCTTGTATGGTACGGATAAAACGGAGTGGGCTGAATGGTTGCGTTTTATGGTTTCCGACCTGAAGCGAGAGTACGAGTACGAAATAAAACATAGCAGGGATTTAGAGTTTGATGATGAACGTGATTCATTAAGTGATAATGTTGAATTTGAAGATGTACTATGGGATGATTGAACAGGGAGGATTTATGAACGTTTTATTACACAGCCGTAAATTTTGGATTATGATCGTGGATGTCGTGGTATCACTGGTAACCTACTTCACAGGTAAGTACATCAATCCGGAAGCTGCTAAAGACATTTTATTCCTGATTGGCGCGCTCCAGCCAGCCGTACTACTCGTGATTGGCTCGATTGCGGTGCAGAACGTTGCAGGCATCCGGGCGCAATCAGCTATTGATCAGGTTATGGCGTATCAAGACCCGATTGACGAGCTAGAATGACAAGCGAGCAGATAGTTACCATCATTGTTGCTATCATCGGGAGCGGTGTACTGTCTGCGGTTGTAGCAGTGGTTGGGAACCGAAAAAAGACAAACGCTGACGCGCAGTCTGTTGCACTAGACAGCCTGTCGCAAACAGCAAAGACGCTCATGGAAGTTGCCGAGCTTCGTATAAAAAACCTTTGTGACCGAGTTGAAGGACTTGAATCAAAGGTTTCAATATTACAGGATGCAGTCCAGGAGCGCGAATTGAAAATTGATACTCTGGGTGATGAAAACCGCAAACTACAAGACCTGGTAAAGAAATTACAAGAACAAAACGAATCATTGCGTAGACGGGTGAAAGAGCTTGAGACACAGTTGTTTGAACTGATACACCCCAAAAAATGATGCAGTAGACATGCACAGCCTCTGCCTTATGGTATGCGCCACGGTGCGTGTGTTGAACCCTGACCCAGAGCATTTATGTTTCGACACAGGGTTCCAGGTGCGGAACATGGGACTAACGTGCTTGGGTTTGGTAGAGTGTAGCGCAGGCACATTACCAGGTTCAACTCCTGGCTACCGAATTATAGCAGAAATAGTTTAGTTGGCAAAACGATTCTCCTGTAAAGAATAGTCGCAGGTTCGATTCCAGCTTTCTGCTCTAGTAGGGGAGTGAATGACACTGACACAGCAGCATAGAGACTACATGCGCGAATCAATCGAGAGCCGGGACAGCCGGTTAGTTTTGTGGGCATGGAAAAGGATGCTTGAGAAAACGGTGGTCATTTGGGATATAACGCAGACGAAATGAATCGCCGGGAATACGAGCCATGTGAACGCTGCGGTAGTCCTGCGGTACACTGGCATCATGCGCTTCATGGCCGGCGGGCTGGGCATCCAGAGTGGGACACAATCTACAACCTGGAGCACCTGTGCAAAGTCTGTCATGACAATAAGGGTGGATACGAGGAACGGCAAGCCTTCTTCACTCGCCAGGCTAACAGGTACGGTGATGATTTTCTGGATTGGTGGGATGGGGTAAGAGTGCCAGGTAAGGAAAACTATTATTGAGCGATAACGCAATCCAGTTTCAGGCAGCGGTATATAAGGTGCAGACAATGACGGATGGTGGCATCCGTATTGTGCTTGATTTACCAGAAACTGAAATCGCTGCTATGGCGCAGCTTGCAGCCTGTCAGGTGGATAAAATCTATTTAGCCGTAAAGTGTACAATAAGTGAGTAAAAATGAATGAAACCGAACTCAAAACGGCATTAACTGAACTGAAGTCGGACATTGTAAAAACTTCTTTTGTTTATGCGCGTGCATCGGGTATAAGTCGTGAAGCAGCCGTAAAGCAGGCTAATCGTGGAAAGACCTGGTTTTACACATTACCAAAAGACGAGCAAGAGCGACTGGAAACGCTTGCATCCGAGCTTGCAGCCGTTCCGAAAATCAAGGCGATGCAGAAGCTGGAAGAGCAGGCGGAACATGCTGCCGAAGTTTTGGCGCGTGAGCTTGATTCAAGAGACGCAAGATTGCGGGTTGATGTTGCCAAAGACGTATTAGACCGCAATGGTATCAGTAAACAGACACAGAAGATTGATATAAACGCTAACATTGACGGTACATTACTTATTGAGTATGTAAACGATTGGCGGGGTAGTGGCGAAGATAATCCTGCCGAATCCGCATAATGGACAGAAGATTGTACTTTCACAATCCAGGCGGTTCAATGTTCTAGCTGCTGGGCGTAGGTGGCGCAAAACTACCATGACCATGATGATTGCTGTCGAAAATGCAATTCATGGAAAGAAGATAGTTTGGGGTGCGCCAACATTCGACCAGGTGCGCGTAGGCTGGAATGAGACAAAACACGCTGCCGGTACGATTGCGAAGTTTACGCAATTGAACATGACAGCAACGTTCCCAAATGGCGGAGAGATTATATACCGAAGTTTAGATGACCCGAACAATGCGCGTGGACATACCGCTGATGGGGTTGTAATTGACGAGGCTGGATTTGTAAAGCAAGAAGCCTGGTACGAAGTTTTGAGACAAATGCTCATGGATACAGGCGGTTGGGCATGGTTGGTAGGAACGCCAAACGGACACAATTGGTTTTGGCGTGAGTATCAAAATGGACTAACTAGAGATGATACAAGATGTTGGCAGGCACCATCATTAGGTTGCAGGATTGAGAACGGCGTATTGATACGCGAGCCTCACATTCTTGAAAATCCCGACTTACCTTTTGAAGAATTGCAGAACATTTACCATACCAGTACAGAGCGTGTATTCAGGCAAGAGATATTAGCAGAGTTCATGGAATCGGCTGGCGGCGTGTTTCGTAATATTCAGCCTTGCATGACAGCACAACCAGGAGACCACACAGGGCATTACATTGTTGCCGGTGTGGACTGGGCGAAGTCAAATGACTTCACAGCGGTATCAGTAGGATGCAGAGATTGCCAGACAGAAATTGCTATTGATAGGTTCAATCAGATTGACTTCCACTTCCAGCGAGAACGGATAAAGGCTTTATGCGAGAAACACGGTGTCAAGTCATTACTGGTTGAAAAGAATAGCATAGGAGAGCCAAACCTGGAAGAGCTAATCAGAAGCGGATTACCTGCAATCGGGTTCACAACAACGGCAACTAGCAAGCCACCACTGATAGAAAATCTTGCGTTGGCGTTGGAGAAGCAGGAATGGAAGTTTATAAGTGATCCAGTGTGGACAGGGGAGCTGGAAGCCTACGAGCAGAGTATAAACAGCAACACAGGGCGGTCAAGTTACTCTGCTCCGCAGGGGTTACATGATGACACGGTCATTGCGCGTGCGCTTATGCTACGTGCAGCAAGTAGGGGGAATCTCGTATTATTCGAGGTATAGCACATGGACAAATACAAAGCGATAGTAAACATACCAGCATGGGCGCGTGAATTGACAGCCGAAACGGACAAGGTAACTGGAGCAGATTCAGCTTATCGGCATGTACCATTAGTGTACAGGGCGGTCAAGTTGTTGTCTGAAAGTTTAGCAAGCATTCCAGTAAAAGTGATGAAAGGAGAAAAGGAAGTAGACTGGCCAATGATAACTCAAGTTGACGAAATTGTCAGGAACATAGAAACCAGTTTGCTTGTTTCTGGTAACGCTTATTGCGAGATTGCGCGCAACAGCCTTACTGTAAAAGACCTTGTTTCGATAAATCCGCTGACAATGCGTGTTGATTACAATAATGGAGTTTATACATTCACACAGAACACAGGTGGTAAGTCTGCCGTTTGGCATAATGTTCCGGGTGAAAATAAATACGAAATGCTTTACATTCACGAGTATAACCCGAATGATGATACGGGCAACGGAATTTCACCTACTCATGTATCCCTGACAGATGCGCAGCTTCTGCGTTACATGGAACGGTATGCAGCAAGGTACTTCGAGGGCGGTGCAATGCCTATAACACTTCTTGGCATTGAGGATGCAATTTCAGACGAAGAACGTGAAAGAGTACAGGGATTTTTCAAGAGGGCTGCAACGGGAATTGCTAATGCTTTCAAAGTAATCGCATTGCGTGGTGAAATAAAACCACAGATTATTACCCAGCCGATGAAAGACCTGGCCATGCCGGAATTGTACGAGCAGGCCAAACGGAACATTTGTCATGCATTTGGGATACCGCAAACCATGCTTGACGATGCTGCCAATTATGCAACGGCCGCTGAACACACTTTGCAATTTTGGGGTAGTACAGTAAAGCCTCGCGGTAGAAAAATTGAAAGCGCAATCAATCACCAGGTATTCGGACAACTTAAATCTAAAATTGTAATGCAGTTTGGATTTGATGAGCTTGAAGTGTTCCAGGAAGATGAAGCAAATAGGTCAACTTCATTACAGGCACTTGTAAACGCAGGAATGCCATTACTTGTTGCAGCAGAGATTTTAGGCTACGATTTCACAGACGAGCAACTTGCAATGCTTGCGGTTCCTGTTGAAGTTCAAGAGGTTGTGCCGGTACGTTCTGATTTGCGAAAGTGGGAGAAGTTTGCTATCAATGGATTGGGAAAAAGTAGGCGTAAGTTTGAAGCAGAAGGAATACCGGCATCTATGTATGCAGCGATTGACGGTGCTTTAGAGGTTGCTACTACCCAGGATGACGTCAAGCGAATATTCGCAGACGCATCAAAACACGAAAACTACTGGAGTTTGTACTAATGGATGTTCCAAACAGGGAGCAAGTTGAAGCACGATTAGCGCGCCTTGTGAGCCGTGAGATGCAATCACAGCTTGGCAATTTGCTTGACTTGCTTGGAGATCCACCTGATATAAGCAAAGTCACAGAGGCATACTGGAACAATGGCGGTAAACAATTACGAGCAATCATTGAGCCTGAACTTGCTGCAATCTTTATGGCGCAGGCTGAATTGATTATGCGTGATGTTGGGGTCGGTGTAGACTGGGCTTTAGTCAATCAGCAAGCGGTGGACTTTGCAAGTACTTATACATTTGACCTGGTAACCAGCATTACTGGTAAAAATAAAGAGCTATTACAAAAAGCAATAGCGAGCTTTTTTGATGATGGGTTAAGTTTGGGACAATTGAGAGATATGATCAGTCCGGCGTTTGGACCAGTGCGTTCAGAACTTATAGGTATAACAGAAGTTACGCGGGCATCCGTAGCAGGAGAAAGAACACTTGCTGAAAGAATCATGGCAGAGAATCCTTTTATTCGCATGGTCGGTTATTGGATAACAGAACGTGACGGCAGGGTGTGTGAGATATGCGCACCTAATGATGGTCATTTGGTTGATGAGGTCGGTTACCCTCCAGCTCATCCACGATGCAGATGTACCATTAGGTACGAGATGCGAGCAAAAGAATGACACAAGCTAGCATTCACATTGATGGCATTGAGGAATTACTTGCTACGCTTGATGGGCAGCGGATATTCAAAACTGTTTTACTTGCCGCGGGTCAGACCATGGAAGGACACGCAAGGAACGCATACCCACCTGCTCCGGTTGGTAGAAAGCAACCGTTCAAGACAGACAAGCAGCGCAGGGGCTTCTTCGCCAAGTTACGGTCAGGAGAAATACAAGTACCTTACCAGCGAGGCAGCAGCCCAGGTAGCGAAGCACTAAATAAACGGTGGACTACAAAACTTGAATCTGACACGCAGGTTGTTGTTGGGAACAATACAAGTTACGGAGAACTTGTGATGGGTGATAAACAGGCTGCATTCCACAGGGATACAGGCTGGAAAACGATACAAACTATTGTAGACGATAACAAGCCAGCGATTGAAGAAGAGATAAAGAAAGTAGCAGATTTATTCCTATCAAGCAGGGGGAAACTATGAACGAATCAATGCGATTGAAAATAAAGGGGCAACCAGAGAAACCGGCTCCAGTAATAACAGAGGTTAAATCCATGAAGGGATTTGAAGAATACGGCGTAACGTTGCGCGTTCTCGGGGTTCCTTTTGGTGGTCCGAACGATGGTCGTGATTCAGACGGGGAAGCTTTTACCAGTGAAACAAATATCTGGATGAAGGCTGGTGATGAGGTTCCGTTGACTTACTATCACGGCTTTGGACCAGACGACCCGGATGAATGGCAGGAAAATCCTGTTGTCATTGGGCGTGCAAAGTACACTGGTTCAGACGAAAGAGGGCACTGGTTTGATGCAAAGTTTGACGAGAGCGAAGAGCTTGCACAACGGATTATAAACGACCCAGCTAAAGCAAGAGCGAGCAGCGGGGCAATTGGTCATGTTGTACGCATGAACAAAGATAACACAATTGCTGTATGGCCTGTTGGAGAACTGGCGGTATTTGACACAAACGAATGGCGATTACCGGCAAACGATTTTGCCGTTATCGAAGCCAAAGCTGAAGAGGGGGGGCTTGCTGTAAAGGCTGACGAAGCAGAGACAGCGGTAACTTCTGATGTGGTGGCTGAATTTGAAACAATCACAGAGATATTACCACAAGGAGAAATTACCATGAGTGAAGAAATTGAAAAACAGGAAATCGTTGAACAGGTTTCCAAAGATGAAGTAAAAGCCTGGATTACAGAATCCTTTAAGGCTTTGCAAGAAGAAGCACCTGCTGTCAAGTCAGCACCAGCAATCGTTAAATCTGTTGGTGAACCTGATAAAAAGGGTGAGTTCTTGAAATACTTGCGCGGTCAAAAGGCTGCAATGCAGGAAGGTTCAGCGACTGAAGGCGGGTACATTGTACCTGATGATTTCCTTCCAGAAATCATTGCCAAGCGTGATGAATTGAGTATTGCTCGTCAGGCTGGTGCTCGTATCGTGCAGACAAGCCGGGATGTTATCAATATTCCGTTTGAAGATACCAGCATGACCGCATTCAGCATTACTGCAGAAGAAGCAGCCGTATCTGAGAATGAACCTACTCTCGGCCAGGTTACTGGTACTGTTTACAAGTTCACTAAACTTGTAAAAGTGTCGGAAGAACTGCTTGAGGATGAGGATGCTAATTTGTTATCCTTCCTGGCAGACGCTTTTGGTCGTGCTTGGGCTGGTACTGAAAACTACTATGTTGTTTCTGGTAGTGGTTCAGGGCAACCCCAGGGCGTGTTATTTGGTGGAACCGCTGGGTTAACTCTTGACAGTGCAACCACAATCGGCGCCGCTGAAATTCCTGAACTGTATTACAAACTGCCTGCTGCTTATGCCCAGGGTAATGTTGGTTGGGCGATGAAGAATGCAACACTCGGCAGAATTATGGGATTGAGCGGTGACAACTTCCAGTTCATGCAGACTCCCGCTGGGTCGGTTGGACCTACCCTTCTCGGCAAACCAGTTTACCTGTCAGACTCAATGGGTGCTGTAACCGCTGGTTTGAAGTCGCTTGTAGTTGGAAACTGGAGCTACTACGCGCTGATTGAACGGCGTGGATTGAGCGTAAAACGCTTGAGCGAATTGTACGCAGGGAATGGTCAAGTTGGCTTCCTGGCAACAGTCCGCATGGGTGGAGCAGTATTACAGGCTGAAGCCTTCCAGTACGCTACCCAGGCATAAGGAGAGCCTAATCATGGAACATCTTAACAGTTACATTTCCACTGTAATCGCAATGCCCGCAAAAAGCCACGCAATAGGCGCGTGTACAATTTCAACTGTAAACGCAAGTGGTGGATATGACCGGGCAAGGTTCGTGATTGCGCTTGGCGCTTTTGGTACTAATGCAGTTGCATCATTTTCAGTAACACATGCTGCAACAGCCAGCGCAACATATAGCCTTATATCATCCAGCGCAACGGATGCAATTCAAACAGCCAGCGCTGGGGGCGTCATTGTAATTGACGTTCCTGTATCAGGTAGCAAGCCTTTCTTAAGACTAAAAGGAACTGCTGCAACTGGTACAGTTTTGGCGGGTGCGATATGCGACCTTTACAAAGGCTCGCGGGCACTACCACCCCTCACCTCTAACATGGCTGACTACGTGGTCGCATAAGACCAATGGGGATTTGGGGCTGGAGAGATCCAGCCCCAAATCAGGGAGTACTAATGAAAATCAAAATTCTAAAACCTTTTATCGGGAGCGTTGACGGAAAGTCTGTAATCTTTCAAGCCGGACAACTGGCAGAAGTACCAGACGGTGACGCTGATAACATGATACGCGGTAAATATGCTGAAGCCATTGAGTTTCAGGCAGTCAAGATAGCACACAAACCAGTAAGCAAGAGCAAGGCGGTAAAATGACACTAACAAACGGCTATACCACAGTTGCAGTAGTCAAGTCTCGGTTGGACATTGCAAATACAAGCTCTGATGCAGACCTTGAAGGAATCATTGAGGGTGTTAGCCGTGAGATTGACAATTACACCAGACGCAGGTTTTATACTGCGGATGAAACACGCTACTATACACCAGATTGTAGAACGGAAGTTCTCATTGATGATGTTGTTAGTGTGAGTGTCCTCAAAACAGACGATACGGCTGACAGAACGTATGCCACGACCTGGTCAACTGCCAGCTATGACCTGAAACCCTATAACGCATCATTGGACAAAAGACCTTATACAAGCGTAATTGTTGCAGAAAATTCAGCGTATGAGTTCCCTGCTGGTATAAAGAAAGGAATCATGGTATCCGGTTCATTCGGATACTGTACTACATCAAACATACCGAAGCCGATTGTTGAAGCCTGTATTATCCAGGCTGTAAGGATATTCAAGCGGAAAGATGCCCCGTTTGGTGTAATGGGTTCTGCTGAAATGGGAAATATTATGGTCATTGCTAAACTAGACCCGGATGTTAAGCTATTCCTCGACCCTTATAAAAGGATTGTCTAAATGGGATTACAAACGGCAATTGCAGCGTTGCAAGCTAAAGTAGGTGCGGTGGCAGGAATAAAGAATGCTCCTGACTATGCTCCTGATTCTATCAATGAGTTTCCGTTCTCTGTTGCGTATGCACAAAGTGGCACATTTGAGAATGTATCATTGAGTTTTGGAAAGGCACTACATACACTAGTTGTTGAAATTCACGTCTCAAGAAAAGACTTAAAGACAGCTATTCAGAACGTTATGAGTTATGGGGATAGTGTACCTGCTGCAATTCTTGCAGACCCAACAATCGGCGGTTCTGTATCAACATTTAGAGATATAACGTACACTTTCGGACCGTTGAACTGGGGGACTACTGACACAATCGGATTCAGATTTCAGATAAATGGAGCGAAAATAATCAATTGAAAAAAATGACAGTTGAGGAAACTAACAGAGTTTTAGAGATATTGCCAATAGCTGCATGGCCGTTCCCCAAAGTTCTTTTAGGTGTTTTACTAGAACGTTCAGTCAGTTATGCAGACAGTGTGTTCCATGGCTTCATGCACCTGGCAGCCCAGGGCGTTCCGTTTGTAAAATTACCTTACGCAAGAACAGATGTAGCAAGAAACAAAATGGCTACCGCTCTTTTACAATCTGAATACACTCATCTGCTGATGCTTGACGTGGATCACTACCACCCGACTAATATCGTGCAAATGCTTTCAAGATGGGTAATGACAAACCCAGAGCATAAGGTCGTTGGCGGGTTGAATTTCAAGCGTTCCTATCCTCACGAGCCATGCTGCTTCATGTTTACCGAAAATGGTATTTATAGCCCTGCTGAATGGGATAAAGGACTGATAAAAGTTGACGCAATCGGTACAGGGTCAATTCTAATAAGCCGGGAAGTGTTCGAAACGATTGAACCGCCATGGTTTTATAACATTTATGATGATGCCTGGCGTGATGAATGGCCTGGTGAAGATATGGGCTTCAGCAAGAAGTGTCGCGATGCTGGTATTGATATGTGGGTTGATACAACCTGTACAAGCCCACATGTAACAGAACGCTTGATTGACCAGGATGATTTTAAGAAAGCACTTGAGGAACGTTCTGGAGAAATTATCGACATTCAGACGATGGTGCAAGCATGAACTGGAAAGATTTGCAAAACAAGCACCTGGGAGAAACATGCCTGATAATTGGGAACGGTCCAAGCCTAAAAGATATGCCGATTAGCTTCTTGAAAAGTTATCCGTCTTTTGGCTCAAATAGGATTTACTTACTTGACGGATTTACACCAGATTATTATGCTTGCGTCAATCCATTGGTTATAGAGCAGTTTTGCAGTGAGATAAACGACATGCCGGCAAGGGCAAAGTTTATCGCAATGACAAACGGATTACACTTTACAATCGAGAATAGTTTTGGAGTTAAGTCAAGCGGAATGCCTATATTCTCGTTTTGGCCTGATAAATGGATTTATGAGGGACATACGGTAACCTATGTTTTGATGCAGTTGGCTTACTACATGGGATTCAAGCGTGCCTTACTTGTTGGAGTTGACCACAGGTTCACATACGAAGGCGCACCTAACGAGCTAAAAAAAGCTAAATGGGAAATTGACCCTAACCATTTTTGCGGACAATACTTTTCAAGCGGTACAAAATGGAACAATCCAGACCTTGAAGCAAGTGAACATGCTTACAGAATGGCTAAAATATCGTTTGAAAATAATAACCGAGAAATAATCAATTTAACACCAAACAGCGCATTAGATATATTCAAAAAAGAGGACTGGCAAACATGGGAATTACAGTAATCATAATCGGTGTAAACGAATGGGATCGCTTTACAAGTCCTTGCATTGAGAGCTTGAAGAGGCGGGAACCAGGTGCAAAAATTGTACTCGTTGATAACGGGAGCAATCCTGCTTATCCTACTGTACCAGGTGTTGAAATTGTCAGGCTGAATAAAACAGTCAGCTATGCAGAGGCTATCAATGCCGGGTTGCGGGATGATGAATGGGTTATCGTAACTAACAATGATGTGCTATTCTACAAACCACTAGCAGAACAACTTGAAAAGTTAGACAAAAATAACCTGTATGGCTTTTGGGAACATGAAACAAACGGCGTGAAGTGGCTCTCTGGTTGGTGCTTCCTGATACCAGACGAGGTTCTGTTTGGTACAGGAATGTTTGACGAGGAATTTAAACCGATGTGGTTTGAAGATGCAGACTATTCGTTACGAGCAAAGGCTGAAGGTTTTGGATTAGTAAACCTTGACCGTGAAAGGTGGGGGATTGAGCATCTTGCGCTTGGAAGAAGTAAAGAGCGATTAGATTACATTGCAGAACACGACAAGGCGCACAGAAAGAATCTAGCATACCTGGTGAAAAAACA